TTGGTTTAAACGAAAGTGCAAGGAGCAGTTCGGAGAACAGCTTCTTGATTTTCGTCGCCAAGACTTGTCAGGCGATATGACGCTTAGAGCGTCCTTGGATCGTTCATTAGCAACGATAGAGGTATCGGATGCTAGTGACCGACTGACGTGTTGGACCGTGGAACGGCTGGTGAGGCGCAATGCGCCTCTCCTTACCGCTCTGCACGCCGCACGTACGAGGTATCTGCGAGATGAGAATCTCGGAGAAGTGAGCTTCCTGTCACTACGGAAGTTCGCCTCGCAAGGCACAGCTACTACGTTCCCTGTGATGAGCTTAGTTATGCTATGCATAGCTCTTGGCGCTTGCCTTGAGCCTAATGAAAGCGTGACTTTGTCTAAGCTAAGGGAATTTCGTAACCAGGTACGTGTGTTCGGAGATGATATCATCTTACCGGCACACGGGTACAAGCGACTACTTAGGGCCATGGATCTCTTGCAGTTGAAAGTTAACAAAGCCAAAAGCTATGTTAACGGACACTTTAGAGAATCCTGTGGCACTGATGCGTACGCCGGAAACGACGTCACACCAGTAAAACCTAAAACAATAGTCGCTGGCAGTCCGGCTTCGTGCCAGGCTGTAGTAGACCTCTCAAATAATCTCTTCAATAAAGGATTATTCAATGCAGCATACTACGCCGAATTGCTACTTCCTTCGTACGTTCGAAAACGACTTAGGATCGTGGCTAGAAACGAAGCTGGATTCTCAGGTCTCTACTCATTCTGTGGAAGCGATGAACGCCATCTTATGGAAAGATGGAATCATCGCCTACATAGGTATGAGGTCCGAGTATGGGCTACTAGAGTCCGTGCTCAGAGAACTGAGAGAGGCGGATACGACGCGTTGCTGGACTTCTTTGCAAGAAGCTCAGCTCCATTCAGTCCTAGGACTGTCGGAGAGTACGTCGACCGACTCAGGACGATCGCTCGTCCTATATGGGAGCCCCAGAACGCTTCTGCTCTCGTCTCTAATGGAACCTTGGGTCAAAAGTCTTGATGCCGCGTCTTATGACACGAACATCGATGTGGTAAACGAATTTGTTTTCGAACAAATGCCGTCACGCTACATTGACTTGTTGACTCTCGGTTACAATGAGACTGAAGTGAAGCAGGCACAAGACGACTACAGATACTTCTTTG